CATTACAGTTGTTAAATTGCCATTAAGCGCTGTCATACCTGACCACACACCGGCCGCTACAGTTGAACGGAAGGGATTGGAGGGGCTTTGAACAGTATTGGTTACCATCAGGGGCATGAATGGTGCATAAGCCAGAGGAGCATTGAAGTAATTACCAGCATTGCTCAGTAGGATTAAGTCATCATCAGCAACGATACCAGTTGCACGAATAACAGGAACACCATCATAGTAACCATATAGACCAACTGATACTGATGCAGCATCAGCAGCAATCTTGAAGTCTGGCATACCACGTAATACAGCAGCAGCTGTTTTACCTGCGATATAACGGTTAGCTGTAGGAGCACCTGAATTTGAATGCAATTGAGCTTCTGAAGCAGCTAGACCATCAATAAATGTCAGCTTATGTTCTGCATAACTAACGCCTGAACCAGGTGTTTTAGTCCAAGTTGAAGAAGCACCAGCAGCAGGAATATTAGCCATTATTCTCTTAATAGCATTTGTATTAAGAGTACGTGTTAGCTCATTAGTCAGATCAGTAGCAACTTCATCAATAGCAGACTTACCAAAACGTTGGCTGAATGCATAGTTAGCAAATGCACCAACATCAGAAGCAAGTGCCCATACTTCTGCACGGATATCTTTAGTTAAGAGGTTACCTTGAACTTTATCAAGAGCAGTTAGAGAATCAACATCTACGTCATAAATTGCAGAAATATCAATTCCTGCAGCAATGGTTGATCCACCAATATCAATGGTCCATGCACCAGTGGTATAATTAATGGTACCAGAGAAACCAAAACCTAATAAATTACCTGCACCATCATCCTTACCAAAACCAACACCAGGAATATTAATGTCAACTCGGAATGGACGAACTGGAGCTGAAGTCATATTACCTGAATATGCTAAACCATTAAGGGTAGTAGTAGCAATAGTTTCTTGCTTACGAGCACCACCTAATGAACCATCACCTGGATTATCCCTAGATAGAGGAGAAGCAATGATATCATTGGCAGTGTAACCACCTGAAGTTTGCATTGCTTTAATGGATTTATAATAAACTATTCCATGTTCTTCTGCCATAGGTTGAATAGAAGCAACTAGTGGTAGAATTGAAGCACCTACTGATGCAGTAATCACATCAAGAGCAACTTGAGGAATAGCACCAAGAGAGCCTAAGTTACCTTGAGACTCACAGAATTGTTGATAATTAGTAAACTGATCTAATTGTTGACCAAGAGCAACAATTTCATAAGAAGAAATTGATTCATTTACTTGAGCCTTAATAGAATGGCTTTCATAAACTGAAATTTGCTCTTGATACTTATCAGCATAAACTTCTGCTTGCATATTAGCAGAAGATTCATCAATCTGAACTGGAGATTTAACAGCAGCGTTTGTCATTATTTAATTCCTTATTGTATAAAAATTAGTGTTTTTTACTTGTAAATAAACGAGTAGCTAATGAAGGCATAGCTCCTCTTCTAGATTTATTACTCTCAGTGATAGGTGTTAACCTAGCTCTAGTTCTACGTAATAATTGTGAAGACATTGATTCACCAATTTTAGGTTCTTCTTCTTCTTCCTCTTCATGTTCCATATTAAGAACAACTTCCTCTTCTTCTTCTTTCACTTCAGGAACTTCAGGAGTTTCCATAGTTTCAGGAGTTTCCATAGTTTCCATAGGAACTTCTTCTGAATTTGATTCTGAAGGATTTTTAATTTGAGAAACTAAGCTAATAGCTTCTTCTAAAGACATACCTTTAGACATTAAATCAGAAAGAATAGTAACAGAAACACCTGCAGTATCAGCAGCAGCTTGAAGAGCATCAGCTTCCGCGTCTTCTGCCATTTTAGTTGCAGATGCAACTACTTCTGCTAGTTCATCAACTGAACCTAATTCACGATACTTAGCTAATTCATCAGTTAAAGATAATGCTTGAGTTAACGCATCTTTAACATCAGAAGGAGAACCTAGCTCTTGGTATTGTGTTACAGTTTCTTCATCTTCTTCAGACATTTCAGGCTTTTCACCTAATGCATCTTCAAGATCTTTAACAGTAGAAGTTAAAGTATCAATTGTTTCTTCTCCTTTTTCAAGTGCTTCATGAATTTCATGAACAGTACCAATATTGTGGTATTGAGCTAGTTCAGAAAACCCTTCTTGAATAGAAGCAACAGTACCTAAGTTAGTATATGATTCTAAAATTGTTGATGTTTTAGAATGAGTTTCAGCAATTGTTCTAAGTTCTGATTGTAAACTAGAAGCAGCTGTTTCACTAATTTGTTTCTCAGTTTTTAGCTCTTCAACACGAGCTTCGAGAATTTCTACGACTTTATCTGTCATAATAGTTCCTTTTATTTCTTTAGTTAAAAAATTAGAATCTAAATTTAAAGATTCTAGTATCTTTGGGAGAGCTTGAACATATCCTGGATCAATAACATAATCAATTCTCTCTAATGAGAAAGATTCTGGTATTACAGATTTTTCACCTTTTAATCCTCTTTTTTGTTCAAAAAATCCTGCGGCTTTAGTACTTACTCTTAATTTAGATTTTACTCTTAATAAGTTATTAAGTACTTTACCTGGACCTGTATTTAGTACAAGGTATTCTGCTTGGCCAATACCATCATCATCTATCCAAACATTAGTAACAATATGACTTAGCTTATCTTCTCTTATAGCTTCATCATCTAACTCTAAACCATGTCCTATAGTACCAAAAACTAATCTATCAGCAAGTTTTTGCCTAAATGCTGGATTTGAAATAGCATTTTCCCATGCTTCCATAGAATAATAAACATTATTTTTAGATATAGTATTAGGAAAGAAAGCAGGTCCTCGTACTTTAGCTAAAATATATTTACCATCAACTTCTGAAGAGTCTTCAACTTCTACTAAGTTAGGGTTATTAGTCTCCCAAATCTCATTTATTTGATCTGGCTTAGTCATAGTATTAAATAGTTGCTAAATCAGTAGTTGCTACAGGTTCTACTTGATCAGATGGTTGATTAATAATATTTCCTTGAACTGTTGCTGAAATTCTTAATAACTTAAGAACTCTGGTTGTAGCAGTAGGGTTTGTTGTTGAGATAATAATTTTATCTCCAGCTAGTGTAACAGTAGAAGAAGGATTAGCAAATGATTTAATTTTTTCAGTTAAGATATTAAGATTAACTCCTTCTGCATCAATAACAAAAACTGTAGGTGCATTCTTAAATGATGAAGTACCTTGAAAAACAGTAGCAGCGTCTTCAGAGATCTTCTTCTTAGCTGATTCTACTACTTCTTTTGCATGAGTAATAACTTTATTAAAAGTTTTAAGAGACATATTTAATTTCCTTATATAATTTAGCTGTTAAATATAGAACCTAAAGATTTTAGTATTCTATTAGATTTAGTAATTGATTCTTCTTGTTTAGTAATTTCTTGAAGATTATCTTCAGTATTTAAAGATGTATTACCGTCTAATGACTGATCAGAAGAATTAGTATATACATTAGATGTTGGATCTTCTTTCTTTCTAAATATTTTGTAATATTTAGACCCCATAGAAGAAAAACTCTCTTGAACATTTTCTATAACTAAATCAACATCAACTTCATAAGAAGACTTATTAACAATATCTTCAAAACTATCTAGTAATCCTTTGATAGCTGAAACAGATGAGATAATTAGATCTTGAGATTCCATATTCTCAAGTTCATCTGTATTTGTATTATTTTTAAGTTGAATATCTAATTCACTATCTTTAATATTCTTATTTGGAAACTTTTCAGATATATGAAGTAGAGCTAAGAATTTAAGAGTTTTAATAATATTCTTTTGAATTCTTTTTACTTTTTTAGCATATCTAATATGTGTTTTCATATTAGATTTTGAATCTAAAGAACCATCAAATAACTCTTTCG